CTGCTGGATTGCAAAAGATGAATTATCTTGTCGTTAAGCCAGACAGCTCATGCGCATATATTGATACTCTTGAAATGTCAAAAGCTTTTATCAATGAAGATATAATATTAAGTAAAGTTAAAAAACTTCTTTCGCAGAAGAAAGAATAATCCTATGAATAAATACGAGCCAGGTGACGTTATTAAAATTGAAGAAGACTATCTCGTTGAAGAAGCAAACGAAATAACAAAAGAAGGATCAACGTCCAGGAAAGAATATCTTGCAATAATTGCGAAACAAAATGAAGATTCGAGCAGCGTAACCCAAGAGCAACTTGAAAAGGCAACTGAGGCGATCCAGGGATATGCAATCGATGTTAAAGACTTTGTTGAAAGATCTTTTCCTTGTGTTGGTGGATACAAAATCAAGATAGAGCTTGAAAATCTAAGAATCATTATTTTAGAAAAATTGCCGAAAGATACTGTTCGATAATTTGACAAATCTTTAATATTATGTAAAATATAAGTAATGAAAAAATATAAAAGTTATTGACACAACTTAAAAGTCACCTATAAAAATGTAGGTGGCTTTTTCTTTAAAAGGATCCGATGGCTAAAAGATTTAATCATTTGCGCTTTAGAGTAAATAGGTACTTGAACCCAAAACCAAGAGGAGCCGAAGAAATGAAACTAAACATTGACGATCACGAAGCAGTAAAGAAACACATTGACGACGTTATTATTCATTGGAGAGGTGTAAGAGGACAGCACGTAAGCAAGAGCAAAGAAATGCATGAAATGGCGAAGCATTACATACACGCATGGCAGTCAATGAGATGTTTTTTGTTTGGGGAGTTGTTGCAATGATGCCTCTTGTTATAATTCATGCATTAGCCTGGAAAGTTATAGAGGAATATTTTACTCTTAATATTAAGATAGCAGTAAAGCTTATGAGCATAAACAGAACCTTAACATGAAAGGTGGCAATATGGCAAAAGCAATATTATTTGACAGGACGGAAGAATTTAGAACGTTAAGATCAAACGATTACTCAGCAGCAGGTGCAAGAAACCTACAAGCAAGACTTGATAAAATAGAAAAGCAAGACAAATACACAGGAATGACAATTAAATTTGGGGATTTCAGTATAAAATGAGGGTAAATTATGGCTTATAGTAAGAAAAAGATGACAGAAAGAGCAATAAAAATCATAAGAAAACACAAACTATTGTTTATTGATGAAATATTTTGTCATGTAAGCTATTGCAAGGCAACGTTTTATAATAAAGGCTTAGAAAGATTAGACTCTATAAAGGCAGAGATCGAGAAGAACCGTATTCGAAAAAAAATACAAATGCGTGATAAATGGTATGAAAGCGAAAGCGCAACTCTTCAAATTGGTTTGTATAAATTAATTGGGAATGAAGAGGAAAACGATAAACTTGCAAACAGATCTCATATTGATCACACGAGCAAGGGCGACAAGATGGACCAAAACTTTTCCTTTGAGGTAGTTGATGACAATAAAAACAAATAAAGTCTTTAGATTCTTAGAGAACAGCACAAACAAGATAACTGTCAATCAAGGCGGTGCGAGATCTGGCAAAACTTATAATATACTTATCTGGTTTACTAAAGAAGCAATGAGGGTAAAGAAAAAAGTTTTTTCTATTTGCAGAGAAGCGATGCCAGCTTTGACGTCTTCTGCAATGCGTGACTTTTTTGAAATACACAAAGACAATGGCATGTACGATAAGAGTAGACATAACATATCAAAGAATGAATATATCTTTAATGGGAATTTATTCGAATTTTTTAGTCTTGATGACGAGCAGAAAGTGAGAGGAAGAAAAAGAGATTATTTATTTATAAATGAAGCCAATGAATGCAAGCTTTCAATATGGAAGCAGCTTATATATAGAACCTCGACAAAGATTGTAATTGATTATAACCCTTCAGATGAATTTCACTGGATATACGACAAGGTGATACCAAGGGATGACGCAGACTTTTTGAGAACAACACATTTTGATAACCCTTTTTTAGTTCAATCAATACGTGACGAAATAGAAAGATTAAAAGAAGAGGACCCTGACGAATATAGAGTTTTTGGATTAGGAGAAAAGGGAGTTTCACGTGAAACAATATATCCTAAATGGATTATCGTGCCGCATATCCCAGAAGGAAAGATAGACTTTGAATGCGCTGGCCTTGATTTTGGATTTAATAATCCTTCCTCCCTGATTCGAGTTGTTGTCATGGATAAAAATAATTTATACGTTGACGAACTCCTTCATCAAACACGGATGACAAATAAAGATTTAATAGACAGATTTAAACTTTTGGTGGATAATCGAATTGAAATCAAGGCAGATAGTGCAGAGCCAAAGACGATCGCAGAGATAAAGGCGGCAGGATTCAATATAAAGGCAGTTAAGAAAGGCGATGGAAGCGTGATAAATGGAATTAAAAGAGTAAATAAATATAACATAAGGATAACAAAGAGAAGCGTTAATCTTATTAAAGAAATAAAAAACTATAAGTTTAAAAAAGACAGAAACGATATCGTAACAGACACCCCGATAACATTGAATGACCATGCGATGGACGCAATGCGTTATGCAACGATGCCAGTCAAAGAAAATAAATTAATTCCAAAAGCAAGATAAAAAAGGAGATTTATATATGGCGTGGAACCCTTTCAAACGAAAAGAAAAGAAATCAAGTGCATCATCAAAAACATTCCTCTATGAAGTCGGCCGAGCAATCTGGTCCAAAGAGAGATTAAAAACAGTCGCAAACGATGCATACAGAAAAAACATAATCGCTTATTATTGCATTGATCTTATAGCGACACATGCATCAAGAGTCCCCTGGAAATTATTCAAAGGAGGGAAAGAGGTCCAAAATCATAAAATCTTAGATTTACTTCAAAGGCCAAATGAGTTTGAATCAAAGTCAGACTTCTTTGAAAGAGATTATACGTTTTATTTGTATTCTGGAAACTCTTATATGGAAGCCGCTTATTTAGATAAAGAAAGAACGATCCCAAAACAAGAGCCACCTCAATGGCTTTATTCGTTGCGCCCTGATCGCTTCCAGATTTTCCCAGGAGACAATGGCATGCCTTCACATTATAGGTACACAAGAGGCCTTAATTATTTCGATTTTGACGTCAGCATCATCGGACAAACAAATCTATTACATTCAAAAACTGTCAATCCTCTTGACGATTGGTACGGCATGCCACCAGTTACAGCAGCAGCATATGCTGTCGATCAACACAATGCATCAAATGAGCATAATTATAATTTATTAATAAACGGTTGTCGTCCTTCTGGAGCATTAAAGATACTTGATGAAGAAGGAAAGCCACGCAACCTGGACGATCAACAATTTGCAGATATAGAAGAAAGAGTCATAAGTAAATTTACAGGACCTCAGAACGCAAAGCGTCCAATGATCCTCGAAGGTGGCGCAACATGGGAGCCAATGAGTTTGAACCCTGCAGAAATGGACTTTATTAATTTAAAGAAAATGTCTGCAAGAGATATTGCACTTGCATACAAGGTTCCAATGGATTTATTAAATACAGAGCAGGCAAAATATAATAACATGCAAGCGGCAAATGAGCAGCTCTGGGAAAACGCAATTATTCCTTTGGTTTTGTCAAAAACTGATAGTTTAAACATGTGGCTTCTTCCTAAATATAAAGAGCAAGGATTAGTATTGGTCCCAGATTTCAGCAATGTTTCTGCATTGATACCACGCAGGGAACGTCAAAGAAAATCAATTGATAAATTATCATATCTTACAATTAATGAAAAAAGAGCAATTGAAGGAAAAGAACCTCTTGCCGGTGGAGATCAAATATTAATACAGGCAAACATGGTGCCTTTAGATAGAGCTGGCGAACTTCTTCAAAATAACAATACCGTTGATAGCAAAAAAGAGGCGTATGTTTCTAAATTAATAAAAGAAGATCACCTGGACGAGAAGACAGCAAAGAGTATCGGCAATATAATGTTTGGAATATAAGAAAGGTTATTAATGCTAATAGCGAATACCGAAAAAGAGCAAGAATTAGAAAAGGACCAATTGTTGGCCATACAGCTTACACTTGAAAAAAGAATGGAAGACGATCTCCGTAGAGCAATAAGCAAGGCCGCAGTTGCCGCAGCACTTAAGTATGAATCAATTCAAGAGCCACCAAGTAATTTTATGAAACAACATCACCAAGATGACATTAATTCAATATTAAATAAAAACTATAAAATTATTATTGATGTCAATTCAAGTCGAAATTTTAAAGAAATTGAAAGCATGAAATCCGGTCCTTTTAGGAAAGACGCAATTAGTGAATTTGAAATATTGTCAAAACAATGGATTGCACAGGAAGGATTAAAAGAAGCAAAGGAAATATCTAAAACAACAATGAATGATATTATATCGGTTATCCTTAAAGGGACAGAGGACGGAGTCAGCGCGAATGTAATAGCAAAGACTATCTTAAGCAAGGTTGGCGATCAGTTAGCTAAGAGCAGATCTAAGGTGATATCTATAACAGAAACTCACAACGCAGCGTCATGGGCCAATTTGGAAAGCACAAAGCAAATTGATGACGAGCTTGATCTTGGATTAAAAAAAAGATGGATACCCGTTGAAGATTCAAGGACCAGACCAGAGCATGCAGCAATGAGAAATGTTCAAGCAATAGGCCTTGAAGATAATTTTATAGTTGGCATCGATCAGATGGATCGTCCTGGAGATTCGTCCGCTCCTGCTGGACAAGTTGTTAATTGCAGATGTGTTTTAGTTTTTGAGGAATAATATATATTGACAAAATATAAAATATAGT